CGTCAAGCTCGTATTGCTCGTTGGATGCAGGTCAAAGGTGTTGAAGACTTAAAAGGTCAGGAGTCTAGAAGTGTGGATGAGGCGAGGAAGCTGATTGCCACTGGTCTTAAGGAGGAGCGTGCTATACTTGGTATGGAAAGTAGCAAGGGCGGCGGTCCTAAAGTTGCTACTCAGGTTAACATTAATTTACCAAAGACACGCTTTGATGAGCGTTTGGAAGAAGCAGATTATGACGAACTCGTCGAATTTATCGCAGAAATTAAGCGAGCTAAACAAGGAAGAGCTGAGCAGCCTGTACGAGAAGGCGTTAGTGTTGGCTCGGAAGAAGCTACAGAGTGAGGGTCTTTCTAGTTTTTGGCTTTGGTCGAATGCTGTTTGGACTACCTCTCGCGGTGACCCCCTTGAATTCGATAACCGCAAATACCTCGTAGATATTTACAAAGATCAACATCCTGAAATAGTTATAATGAAGGCGGCTCAAATGGGAGTTAGTGAGCGGCTTATTGCTGAAGCTGTTTGGATTTGTGAGCAAATGGGAAAGAAAGTCCTCTTTACCTTTCCAGCTGAGACCCAACTTAATGACTTTGTGCAGGACAGATTGGAACCTGTTCTCTTTTCTTCAAAGTATTTGAAGAAGCGGATAGAGGACGCAGATAAATATGGATTTAAACCGGAGAGTATTCCTTTTATTGATAAGAGAATGTTAGCTTCTAATTTGGGTTGGCGGCGGGAGGTGTCCACTCCGACATTTCCGGGTGACCCAGAAAGGAAAAGTAACATTCACGGCTCTTATTTAGCCAGTGACCAGCGTGTTTGGAAATTGAAATGTGAAGCTTGCGGTGAATGGCAAGAGCTTGACTTTTTTAAAAATGTTCAGTTTAAAACCGGTAAGGTTGTTTGTAGGGAGTGCGGTAAGCCTATGGATAGATTGAAGGAGGGAGAGTGGGTGGCTCGCTTTCCTGAAAGGGATGTCCACGGTTACAAGATCAATGGTATTTATAATCCGATGCGGGAAGTTTCTGTTCTTCTCAAGGAGTATTACTTGGCGCAAGAACAGGGTTACTCCGCGATACAGCAGTTTTATAACCAAGTTATTGGTATTCCTTACGAGGTGGAGGGTGCGGGACTTACTGATTCTGACTTGGATGCTTGCATCCGTGACTATTCTATTCCTGTTGATCCTAAAGAAGTTGGGCCCTGTTTTGCTGGTGTTGACGTTGGTGATGTTAACAATGTAGTAATTGGTACTCCTAAGGGGGATAAGACCCGTTATGTTTGGATTGGAACAGTTAAAGAATTTTTTGATTCTCCGAATAGTTTAGAATCACTGATTAAAAAGTATGATATACGGACAATGGTTATCGACCTGCGTCCTGAGCGGCGGATGGTTCGTAAGTTGATTGAGATGTTTCCTGGCCGTGTCTTTGCAGGCGATTATCCGACGACAAAAAAGTTTCCCGTCAACGAATCTGATCAATGGGATGAATTTAAAAAGCAAGTGCTTCTTGACAGAACTCCAAATATAGATTATCTTGTAAATAATATCAAGAGTCAGGATATTGAGCTTCCAGCGAACATTGGAACTGTCAACGAATTTTATAGGCAAATGACAGCTTCTAAGCGGATAGTGGAGAAGAACCCACGAACTGGTATTGAGAGCGCTAAGTGGGTTGAGCGCGGACCAGACCACTATTTGCATGCCGCTGTGTATGAGCGAGCTGCCCGATTGAAGGGGTCCGGTAGCAGTGCACTTTTAGATTACTATCAGAGTGATGATGATAGTGATGAAGATACACAGGCAAACGAACTATGGCGATGGATTCGCCTGAGAGGCCAAAGAATTTTCTAATGGCTTTTTGGAATCGTTTACTTAGAAAAGCTATCGCCCCTGTAGTAAAGGAAATAAGTAAAGAACAAAATGAAGAAGGAACAGCGGGAGAAGTTGCAAAAAGACTAGATCAAACTCTCACTCCTTGGGGGTATAGTCCTATTGTAGATCCAAGAAAAAAGGGCGATAAGACTAAGCAAAAGAAATTTGCTCAAGGTGTCGACTTCGGCACCCTTCGTAATTTTTCCACTTTTTATCCAATTGCTAGAGCATGTATAGATTATAGAAAAGCGCAGATAACCCAACTTGATTGGGATATTGCTCCAGTTAAGGCTGAGAGGAAAAAGAAGGGTACTGACTTGAAAGACGAGTACCGTCCGCAAATAAAAGAGCTCAAAAATCTTTTCCGTTATCCTGTTGGTGATAAGACCGTAAGTTTTCGCACGTTTTTGAATCAGATTCTTGAGGATCTTCTTGTTATTGATGCTCTTGCCATATCTAGGAGGACCAATCGCAAAGGTGATGTTATTGGTTATGTGCCTGTTGATGGGTCTACTATATATTTGCGTATTAATAAGGACGGTACAATTCCCCAACCACCTGAGCATGCGTATGTTCAGAAAATGAATAAAAAAGATGAGGGTCGCAGACTTACTACTGAAGATCTCATCTATGCTTCCAATAATTCTCGGACATATGATCCTTACGGACTCTCCCCCCTGGAAACACTTATTCTCACTGTTACAACTGCTCTCAAGCTTCAAGCATATAATCTTGGCTACCTCTTGGAAGGTAATGTGCCTGAGGGTTTTATTGAGCTTCCCAGAGATATTGCTTCTTCTAAAGATCAGTTGAAGCAGTGGCAGGAATCTTGGGATGCTATGCTTTCTGGTGATCCGCGGTACCAGCGTAAGTTAAAGTTTTTGCCTGAAGGAATGGAATTTCATCCTATTCGTAAGGCAGAGGATATGACGTTTGAGAGGTTTGAGAAGTGGTTATTATTGCAAACATGTTCGGTTTTTCAGACGCCGCCGCAGGCTATTGGTTTCCAGTTTGAGCGTGGGAAGGGGGCGACAGAAGCAGAGTGGGAGATTGGGAGAGAGCGTGGGTTGTTTCCTCTTGCTAATTTTTTGAAAGAGATTTTTGATAGAATTATTCAGGAAGACTTTGATATGCCGGAGCTCCAATTTATCTGGACTAATATTAATCCTACTAACGAAGCTGAAGAGGCTAAGGTTTTTGATACTCTCGTTCGTTTGGGGGCTGTTTCCGTTGATGAGTGGCGTGTTTCCGAGGGTTATGAGGAAATTGGGCTGGGGCATTATATCCAATCACCTGTTGGTCCTATTTTAGTTAAGGATCTCATTGAGCAGAGTGAGGAGGGTGGCAGTCTTATGCTGCCTTATAAACAAAACGAGGCTCCGCAACCAGCTGTTCCAAAGAAGGTCCCGGTGAAGGGGGGTGTTGGTGAGGAGAAAGTTAGTAAATCCAAAAAGGATTCCGGGTCTCCTATTACCGATCGAGTGAAGCAAATTAGTAGACTTGAAGCTTCCGACGACTTGCGGAAATGGAGGAAGGTTGTAAAAAATGATATTAAGAAGAACAGAAATGATTTTCGCACTTTTGAAACAAACAGAATCGACTCGCGCACACAAGAGTTAATAAGGAAGGGATTGGAGGATGTGGAGACTGTAGAAGACGCTGATGAGCTATTTGATCCTTTCATCAACGCCGAAAATAAAATAGTTTCCGCTGTGCTGGATCTCTACGATGAGATTGATAGAATTACCTCGACATAAGCTTGAGGAGGTCCGCGGTGTTATGGAGCGGTTTTTGTACCGCGTTCGTTATAATATTGCTTTCTACAAGGCATCGCGCAGCGGCGAGTATGCCCGCTTCCACGATGCTATTAGTGATGCTATTCGTCAGCAGATTCTTGTATATGCAACGCGGGAGAAGGTTGAGGAGCTTGCTAAAGTAGAAAAGGCTGTTCAGCAGCTTACTGACGAGGGTATTTTAGACAAATTAGAACCTTATTGGATTCCGCTTCTTTCTATTATTGAGGAAGAAGAGTTGGATAGGTTTTACAAATGGGCTGGGGAGTTCGGCGGGAATGTTGCTTTGGACAAATTAGGTATTGATGACGATTTTGTTTTGACTTCTGAGGATGTTTTGGATGGTTTGATGGATCGGAAAGATTTCCTTGTTGATACTGTAGATGAGTCTACACGAAGTTGGATTGCACGCACTATAGAAGATGCTAAAAAGCGGGATGTTTCTCCAACTGCAGTCGCTCGACTTTTTAGGGATGTTGCTGATAGGCGTGGCGAGTTGCGGGCGGATAAGATAGCTGAAACAGAAACTATGTGGGCGATGAATTATGTTGAGTGGCTGACTTACAAAAAGAACGGGGTCACAGAAAAATATTGGGTTACTACTTATGACGAGAGAACTTGTATTTTGGGCGGATCTGCTAAGGTGAAAACAATAGATGGTAAGAAAAAGATAAAGAACATCGAATCTGGAGATATGGTACTTACTCATAGAGATAGATACCGACCAGTAATTAGTACTAGTAGAAGAAAATACTTGGGTGATGTGGTTAGAGTCAATTTGGGGATTGTACGTGAAAATAGAACCTCGATAGGAGTAACTGTAACTAAAGACCATAAATTTTTGATAAGTAGGGATGGGAAGCGTGTTTGGGTAGCTGCAAAAGACTTACAGGAAGAAGATATGGTTTATGTTGAAGGAAAGCGTTGTCATGGGTGTGGAAAGACAATTCCTGCAGTTCATAACAATTTGTGTGCCTCCTGTGTTGCTAGGAAAGCGAATAAAAAGCGCTGGAGTGACCCAGAGGAAAAGGAGAGATTATCTTTCTATAATAGAAAGTATAGAAAAGCGGAAAAAATGAGGAAGTCTTTCGATGAGAAAATCAAAGAAGATGATGAATTTGCTGACTGGTTCGGTAACCGTGTTTCTGAAGGGCTCAAGCAACGTTGGAGGACGGATGAGGCGTTTAGAAAGAGGAGGATTGCAATAAATAGGAGGACAGCACAGAATCCAGATCATCCTTTTAGAAACATGTCTGATGAAAAAAGGATGGAGGCACTAAGGAAAGCACACAAGAGTTTAGGTAAGAACCATAGGGGGCAGAGCTACTTGGAGAAAAAAGTACGCTGGTTTCTGGAAAAGGAGAATATTGACTTTGATCCTCAGTGGTTTTTTAGATATACAGACGGTAATGACAAAAAGTATGGGTGGGCTGACTTTTATCTTCCCACAATTAATACCGTAATTGAGTGTGACGGTTACTTCCATCGTAAGGATTCAGAAGTACAGCGGTTGGATAAAGTAAAGACTAAGAAATTGGAAAGTCAAGGTGTACGTGTTATGAGATTCACATCCGATGAGATAAGAAATGACTTTGCTTCGGTTGCTAGTGAGATAAAGCAGTTGTGTTGTGTTACTTCAGTACCTATAAGAGACATTAAACGATGGACGCTGAAACCAAGAAGTGAGTCTTTTCCCTATCACTATGTTTATAATTTGGAAGTGAGGGAGGATAATAGTTATGTGGTTAATGATATTGTTGTACACAACTGCGAAATTTGTCAAGCTAATGAGGCCGTTGGATGGATAGGGATTGACGAGAAATTTCCTAGTGGCGACTTGCATCCTCTGGCCCACGTCCTTTGCCGTTGTTTTCTTAGAATAAGGGATTCTAATTATGGTAATAATCCTTGGCACGGAGGTTAAATTATGGGAGGAGTATATGATGACCTAAAAGTATATAAAGGTTTAGACGCAAGTAGTGTTGATAAACGGGATTTACGTCCCGTTTTTTTCGAGTTTTTCGATAAGTTTAAGGAATATTTGGCTGAGTACACTAGAGAGTCTTTGACTGAGTTAGCTGTTTCTGAAGTGATAGTTGGTTCCGAGCCCAGACCTCTTTTTGAGGGTCTTCATGGTGTTCGGGTTACTTTGAAAAATCAAGGCGACGTTGTTTGTTATTTAACTACAGACGGTGAAGGAAAGTTTAAGTTAGACCCGGGCGAGAAGCAGGAATTTTGGGTTAATCGACCAGTAGTTGCGACGACAATTTCCGGTACGACTGTTTTAGGATTTATACGCTGTTAAGGAGGTGACTATTTTTTATTATGCAAAAAGCTAAGATGTCAACAAGAGAAAGAAATGATCTTCCTGATTCTGCTTTTGCTTATATTGAACCAGGCGGAGAAAAGGATGATACTGGCAGGACTAAGCCCCGCAGCAAACGAAAGCTTCCTATTCATAACGAGTCTCATGTGAGGAATGCTATTGCTAGGTTTAGCCAGACTGAATTTCATAGTGCCTCTGCTAAGAAGAGTGCTGCCCGTAAAATTATGCGTGCGGCCAGGAAGTATGATGTTGAGGTTTCTTCCGATTCTGCGGTTGCGCAGGCCGCTGGAAGTTCCAAGTCTGTTGAAATTGCTGATGTGAGAAAAGAATTGGATGAGATTCGTAGTATGTTACAAGTTCTTAAGGGAGTTTATAAAGCTGAAGGTAAGAGTACTGACAACTTGGACAAGGCTTCTGAGTTATTGGAAAAAGTTGATTAATATACGTTTTTTTTTGATTAAATGTTAAGCGTAATTATACCTAGTTACAAAGATCCTTATTTGCATAAGACTGTTGAGTCTTTGTTGCTGAATTCTTATTTGGGGGAAGATTTAGAGATTGTTATTGTTCTTGATGGTTACTGGCCCGATGAGGTGGTTAGACAAGATGACCGTGTAAGAGTTGTGCATTTAGGAAAGAATAGGGGAATGCGGGAGGCTATTAATGCTGGAGTTAGAGTAGCTAGAGGGGATATGCTTATGCGGGTGGATGAGCATTGTATGTTTCCTCCTGGTTACGACAAAGAGCTCACTACTTCTTGTAAGCAGAATTGGATTATGACGGCTGTAAGATATTTCCTTGATCCGGAGAAATGGGAAGTAATGGATGAAGATCCAGTTGTTTATGAGAAACTAAAAGTTAGAGACTTGGGTAATGGTAAGAAAAAGTGGGAAGGGCGAGTCTGGCGGAGCAGGGAAGAGAAGCGGGCACACAAAGATATTGACGAGACAATGGCTATGCAAGGTTCAATGTGGGTAATGCACAAGAAGTGGTGGGATGATGTTATTAAAAAGCTGGATACCAGGTACGGTGATATGTACCAGGACTCACACGAAATGATTTTCAAGACTTGGAAGGCGGGCGGTAAGATGATGGTTAACAAGAACACTTGGTTTGCACATAAGCATGTGAGCTTTCCGAGGACCCACAACCACCCCCGAAGAGAATATATAACTGGTATGCAAAATTGTTATGAAGATTGGAAGGATTTTTACGAAAAGGAGGTTAAGCCAAAATGGGACGTATGAAAAACATGATGGTTTGGGCTAACCCTTACAAGGCTTTTAATGCTGAGGAATCGGTTCTGGTAAAACTACAGATTGACAATAGCCGAGAATTAGGGTGGGACGACGAGGACATTTGGCTCTTTACCAATTTTGAATACGAATACGATGGAATCGAGGCAAAAATACTGCCAGACGAGGCGTGTTGCCATTACAAGTCCAATTCGACTAAGATACCCTCCCTTTTGGAGATATTCAAAAAGGGATATATAGAGGAGGGCGGGCGATATTGGATACACGACTTCGACTGCTACCAGCTCGTACCTATTAAGGAGGACGAGGTGTTCTTTGATGGTATAGACTTATCCCTTTGTGATTATGGAAGGAGACGGGATAAGTGGAGTGGCGGCAGCTTATTTTTTACAAAAAACGCTGAAGATATATTTAAGGAGCAGTACAAGATAATGGATGAGCATAAATGTGTTGATGAGCCCGCTCTGAAAAGTACCGCAATGAGGGACTCGAAAGGAAAAGAATCAAAGAATTTGTTTGAGTTTTATTGCGGGGGCAACAAGGCTGATTTGCAACTTATTCCAGACAGGCTGATTAAGCTATTTAACAAGCACGGTATAAAATGAATTTAGAACAAGCTAGCAAACATAGGGGCGCTTTTTATATTCCTAATAGTTCCAGGGACGACTTGCCACGTTATTTCAAAGATAGAGGATATAAGACAGGGGCGGAGATTGGCGTCTTTAAGGGCGAATATACTGAGAAGTTTTGCCAAGAGGGGCTTGAGGTATATGGGGTTGACCCGTGGCTGGCTTACTCTGGTATGGGGGGAACATTTGAAAGACAAAAGAGGATGGATAGGATACATAATGAGGCTAAGGAGAGGCTGGCCAATTATGAGAATGTGCATCTTCTTAAAACGACTTCCATGGAAGCTGTCCAGCGGTTTGAGGATAACTCACTTGATTTCGTTTATATAGATGGCGACCACGACTTTAGGCATATAGCAGAGGACCTTTATGAATGGGCTAAGAAAGTACGACCTGGAGGAATTGTGTCGGGGCATGACTACGCTGCTAGTTCACCAAGGGCAAGGAACGTTGTCATCCATGTGAAGCCTGTTTTGAAAGCATATGTTAAGTATTTTGGGGTGGACAAGCTCTATGTAATCGGAGAGGGTGTAGAAGAGTTTCCAAGTTGGATGTTTATACGCTGAATATCTAAAAAACTTAGATGATTAGTTTAATTATTCCATCAAGACAAGAGCGCTGGCTCGATAAAACGATAGAGGAAGCCAAGACCAAGTTCAAGGGCGAGTATGAGATTATTGTCACCCTTGACGGGGGTCAGAAAAGCGAATTGCCGGAAGGAGTAAGGTACATCAAAAACGAGGAGCCCAAGGGAATGAGGACTGCTATCAATCAGGCTGTAGCAGTTGCTGAGGGTGATTATCTTATGAAGTTGGATGCCCATTGTATGCTAGATGAGGGAATTGACCTGAAGCTATTGAAAGAGCACAAACCTAAATGGGTTCAGATACCGAGGAGGAAGCGGCTGGACGCGCACAAATGGGAGTTGATACAGGGCAGAACTGATATTGATTATATGTATATTGGCAACAATTTTATTGGTATGAAGGACGGTGGTAAGAATACTAATCCAGAGTTGAAGAAGGTCCTTATTGACGATACTGAAACTTTTCAGGGCAGTTGTTATTTTATTAGAAAGGATTATTTTTTGAAATTAGGTCTACTTGATGATGAAAATTTCGCTGGTTCGGGCAACGAGGCACAGGAAATAACTTTGAGTGTTTTGCACGATGGGGGGCGGGTTATCAGGAACAAGAAGACCTGGTACGCACACGCGAGAACTAGTAGATACTACTCAACTGACAGAAGCAAGAGCAGGATTGCTATACGTGACCTTGCAAAAAAATATGGCTACAAAAAAGATTGATATACCGACAAAAGTTCATAAAGACTATACTAGAAACAAGTTGGCTCAGGATTTCTATAAATGGGGATTCACCAAGGGGGCTGAGATAGGTGTCAGGCACGGCAGGTTTTCCAGAAATATGTGTGAATACAATCCTAACTTAGAGCTGTTGTGTGTTGATCCTTATGATGTTGTTTATCAGGAGAAGCGCAGCCGAGAAATTGGTAAGGAGGGTCAGGTAGAGATTTACGAATATGCCAAGAAGAAGTTGGAGCCTTACAACGCTACAATTATCAAGAAGCTTAGTGTGGATGCTTCGATTGATATTCCGAACGAGTCACTTGATTTTGTTTACATTGATGGTGGGCATCAGTTTGATTATGTGATGACGGATATTATTTTGTGGGGTCAGAAGATTAAAAAGGGAGGAATACTTTCTGGGCATGATTATTACAAGTTTATAGATGCCGGTGTTGTTAGAGCCGTCGACAACTACGCCGCTGTACACGGTGTTAAGGAGATAAATTTGACGGATGAATCAACACCTACTTGGTGGTTCAAAAGAACATGGTAGGTTGTCTTTACTACACATCTAACAAATTAGACGGTACTGAGCTGAACGAGTGGTCTAAGGAGACCATTAAGGCTTCTGGTTTACCGATTATCTCCTGTACACAGTTACCGATTGATTTCGGAAACAATGTTGTCTATACAGAAGATTGGCACAAGGACGGGGAGCGGCTGGGGCGGAGTCATTCTATTTTGTACAAGCAGATTCTTACAGGGCTGCGGGCGGCGAAGCAGAAATATCTTTTCTTTTGTGAACACGACGTCCTTTACCACCCGTCTCATTTTGAGTTTGTGCCGCCCAGAGACGATGTTTATTACTATAACAATAGTGTGTGGAAGTATCGTCTGAGTGACCGTAAGGTAATTGGGTATGATTGCACTTGGACATCTCAACTTTGCGCTAACAGGGAGCTTCTGATTAGCCATTATGAGAAGCGGCTGAAGATGATAGAGGAAGGAAAACGTGCTTACGGGTATGAGCCGGGGACAGGACAGAGCAAGCGGATTGATAATGTTGGTGCCCAAAACTGGGAGACTGAATTTTACAATATAGATGTAAGGCACGGCGATAACTGGACAGGTGTTAGGAGGATGGATCCGAGTGAGTTCAGCGACAAGAAAAACTGCCAAAATTGGAAGGAGACAACAGTCGAAGAGATTAGAGGTTGGGACACTGAAAGGTTACTAAGTTTATAATGTATAAAATTTACGATAAGGACCCAAAAACATATGTAGTAATGGGGGCACCCCACAGTGCTACATCCTTTATATCTAAAGCAATTCACGAACAGGGGATACCTATGGCTTCGGAGTATCGACGAAAACATGATCGTGGCTATTTTAAGTATTATTATCAGGATCGTGATTTTGTTGACATTAACAAGCTGATTCTTAGGGCTACGCCAGGCGGCAGATGGAACACGCCTCCTACTAGAGAAGAGATTATTAACACTACAAAAATGGATAGTCGCATAGAAAAGACTGTTAACAAGCGTAAGGAGAAGTATGATATGTGGGGCTGGAAAGATACACGAACTTCTCTAACATTCCCCAAATTCGCCCCACACCTAGAAGGTGATGTCTATTTAATTTGTTGTTTTAGGAAGCCAGACAGGATTGTTAAAAGCTATGAGGATGCAAATGAGAGGGATCCTACTCGTATTATTGACCGTGAGAACGTTGATAAGTACAATAAATCTATTATTCAGAATATAAAGGAGTTTTGTGACTTGTGAGCAAGGTTTACATAGTTACAGGGGCACCGCATTCGGCAACATCATTTTTGGCAAAATGTATTTATGACCAGGGCGTTCCTATGACACGTCCCCAGCGGGAAGATAGGAAGTATTTCAAGAAGTATTATTCGGACGAGAGTCTTGTCCGTGTTGACAGGGATTTGATGCAAAGTTTTCCTGGCTGTGCATGGAATAATCCACCTGAAATTGAGCAGATTAACACAGTCACAAAATATGATGAGAGACTAAAAAGTTTGATTGAAGCACGAAAAGAGAATGCTGTTTGGGGCTTTAAGGGTAATAGAGTTATCTTTACAATGGATAGGTATATGGAACATTTGCAGGATGATGATGTGTATTTTTTCTGTACGGTACGGAAGCCAGACAGGATAGAGAGTAACTTTGAACGGTTTATTGATGAACAATCGATGAACAGGGAGACCATAGACAAATATCACAGGAGTTTGATTAAACGGATAGAAAAATTTTGTGAATTATGAAAATATCAGAAATTTTAACCAGGTACCCAACAGACAAGAATAGATGCGACAAGCGCTCGCATTGTTACGGATTGGCATACGACCATTTATTTAGTAAATTTGACCGGGAGGCTGAGTTGGATATTATCGAGATAGGGACCGAGTTTGGGGCGAGTTTAGACGCCTGGAGAGAATTTTTCCCTAACGCTAACATATCAGGTGTCGATATTGAGGACAAGGTTGATGATAAGGATCCCAGCATAAATTACGTAATTTCTGATGTTAAAGACATGAAGCCAGAAGAGCTGTATGATATTGTAATTGATGATGGTAGTCATAAGTTGTATGACGTCAAGCATGTTGTTGATAATTTCAAGTTGAAGGTCGGCGGGATTATGGTGATTGAGGATTGTCAGGCACCTAATCACTGGTTTAGGGCTGTGAGGAAGAGGACAGATTATGCAATAGAACTAATTGATTTAAGAAAAGGGCCTAACTCACGGGATGATTTTATGATTGTTTTACACAATTACGGTTATTATGAGTAACTTAGTTTTAATTTCCTCGTTCTATAATGAGGAGTATTTACTTCCTTGGTGGCTTAACTGGCACAAGGATATATTTGACCACGGGGTGCTTTTTGATTATTTTTCTACTGACCGCTCAGTGGAGATAATCAACGAAATTTGTCCGACCTGGGAGGTGAGAGAAACTCGGAATGAGGATTGGAGTTTTGTTGATAATGATAAAGAATTTATGGAAGCGGAAAGTGAGTTTGACGGTTACAAGATGGTCCTAACAACAACTGAGTTTTTGGCAGGGGAGTTACCAAAACTTCCTTCACGGCCTACTTGTTATTCGATGCCTTTTTTTAGGCTGGTTGATACAGCACCTGAAGAAGAACCCACATACGACAAGCACTTAGTGGACCAGAAGAGTATTGGTTTTATAGACAAGAGCAGTAAACGAAGATTTTTACATAATTATACAGATGGGGAATACGGAGTTGGGAGGCATGATACTTCTCTAGATCACGGGGATGTTAATATGTGGATTTACAAGTATGTGTTTAGTCCTTGGACAGAGGAGTTTATAGAAAGGAGACTGCAAATGAAAAAATACATTAACGAAAAGGAGGTCAAGAGAGGTTGGGGAGTTCACCACTCTTGGGGACGGGAGAAGCTGTTTAACAAATACGACAAGGCTCTAGAAAAAGAGCTTAGAGACGGCGCTTTTTAGTTTATAACGGGAGTCTAGATAAGTATCCAGTCGGTGGCTAGCATATCGCCGTCGCTGATGATCCAATCGTAGAGTTCTCCGTCAGGTTTATGGATTTTTAACCTGCCGTCTTTGAGGATGCCGTAATAAGACTCGTCTTTCCAGTCTTTGCGAGTAACTTTATTACCTTCTGCAATAGCTGTGATTGCTTCGGAAAATCCCAGCATTTTGGGTTTTGCAGGTTCTCGTTTCTGTTTTTTGTCGGGAGTAGGACTAAGAGCTGATTTGCCCATTTGGCTCACCTCCCCTCGACAGTTTTGAAAAAATTACTTGATTCATTAATTGTTAATATTATACATTTATTCGGTAATTCTGTCAACACATAAAGATGTTTTATTTTGACGGAGAAAAGTTAGTATAAGTTAAATAATATATGCTTGAAGATTTACTTGATCAAAGAAAATCAGTTAGAAGTTTTAAGGATAAAGAAGTTTCAGAGCACGACTTGAATGAACTAATTTGGGCCGGGTATGGTGGAGAGGAGCATAGATACGTCCCCTCTGCCGGGGCGATCTATCCTTTACAGGTATTTTACCGGTACCGTGATACTTTAGACTATTACGGGGCGCCTGCGTATATAATAATTGCAGTTGATTACGACAAAATTACTAAGCGTTACGGAGAGCGCGGGAAGAGATATGCGATACTTGAAGCAGGGCATGTTGCTCAGAATATAACTTTGCGGGCTATTGAGCTTGGTCTTGGTACAGTAATGATTGGAGCTTTCAGAGATAGGAGAATTAAGAAACGTCTTAATATTGATACTGAGCCTTTGTATATTATCGCTGTAGGATATGAAAGATCTTAGCATACTCATACCATCGAGGAAAGAAATGTTCCTCAAGAATACTATTGAAGATGCCTTAGACAAAATGGAGGCGGACACTGAAATTATTGCTGTATTAGACGGTGCGTGGGCTGACCCACCTGTTGAACAACATGAGAGAGTTAATATAATCTATGTTAATAGAGCAGTAGGTCAGCGGGGCGCACAGAATCTTGCCTGTAGGCTTGCTACGGGAAAATATGTAATGAAGGTGGATGCACATTGCGGATTCGACCAGGGGTTTGATAGAAAGATGATAGAAGCGTTTAAGAAAACCGGGGATGATGTAACTATGGTGCCGATAATGCGTAACCTTTGGGCATTCGATTGGAAATGCCATCATTGCGGGAAGAGGGTGTATCAGAACCCGACGCCAGATAAATGTCCTGATTGTGGTAGGGACGACAAATGGAAAAGAAAGATTATTTGGAAAGGTAAAAGCAATCCGCAATCTAAATCTTATTGTTTCGACAGCGCACCGCACTTTCAGTATTTCAATGAATACAAAAAGTCTGATGAGTACAAAGAAGATGTTAAGACAGGGATAACCAAGACGATGAGCCTTCAAGGAAGTTGCTTTATGCTAACCAGGGATAACTATTGGAAGTGGGAAGTATGTGATGAGAAGGCTGGTAGTTGGGGCAACCAGGGAATTGAGGTTGCTCTTGCTACTTGGCTGTCTGGGCACGAAGTTTTGGTTAATCATAACACTTGGTATGCCCATATGTTTAGGACTAATCCAACATTTACCTTTCCTTACGAGATGCACGGCTCACGTGTGCAAAAGACAAAGCGTTATATATGGAATAAATTCTTGAAAAAGAAGCATCCTAAACAGAAGCACCCAGTTAGTTGGCTTGTTAAAAGGTTTTGGCCTGTCAAAGGCTGGACGGACGAGAATTTGGAGCGGTTACTTGAAGAAGAAACAAAATAATAAATGAAAAAATTAATCAAGCAAGATCGGAAACAGCATATTTTTTGATTCTATGTGTATGAGGCAGGCTTAGGAGTTGCTTGAATGATAAATGAGTTTAATAAAACTACAAAAAAGAAATTAGAAAATGTGGAGCTTTTGAAAAATGCTCAAATTGAAGATGTCGATAATAATAGTTCCTCTACTTCTTTATCTCCCTCAAAATTAAAAGACAAAACGGTTTATGTTGTTTCTGGCTTTATGAGAACTGGTACTTCTATGATGATGCGTGCTCTGGAGTCTGGTGGTATGCAGGCTGAGTACCAACAATCTCGCGAGGAAATGCGGAAACGGTTTGCTGATGACCATTACGACCCTAATTTTGGCGGCCTTTACGAGCTGGAAAGGCAGGACTACAGAAATTTTGACTTCCCCGAAGATTACAAAGGGAAACTGATTAAAGCTCTTTCTGGTGGTGCTGTCAGAATGAAACCTATGAAAGACGGAATCCGGGTTGTTTTCATGAGGCGTGATGAAGAGGAGATACGTCAGTCTTATTTAGCATTTTTCAATCAGAATATCAATCTTAACGATAATTTCCAACTGCGAATGGGGCGTTTTATAGAAACTCTTGATAATAGGAGGGATGTCAAAAGTTTAGATGTATTTTGGTATAGAAATGTTATTGAGGAGCCTAAGAAGCACTTTGAAATTTTGAAGAGTAATGGATGGCCGATTGATATTGATAAAGCAGTTTCGGTTGTTAATCCTGATTATTGTAGATATAGAAAGGAGGACCTTATTGAGGGTATCGTATGAGCCAACCTAGTAACTCTATACAAAGAGAGGTTTCTAACCTTTCCGAATTTGACAGGAAAAAATTTGATAAGAGACCAGCTCTTTCTGTTCTAAAAGACATAACTTCCCCTGAAATAATAAATGAGAGAACCCTTAGAGGTAAGACTTTCGATTTAGGCGGCGGAAAAAGGTGCTTTAGAATAGGTGTTTCACCTATTCATTACAAAGAGAACCCAGCAGACAAGAATGAGCAGTGGAAAGAGATTGATTTAACTCTTATTGATAGGGGTAGTTACTGGGAGATAGATAAGACTTTATATAAGCTGAGGATTGACAAGGATACGCTTGGAATTTCATACACTTCTGGTAAGGGTGGAACCACTAATATGGTTCTAGACGAGGTAGGCTCTCTAGGTAAGGGTAATTTCAATGTTGCCCCTCGAATTGCTGATAATCAGGTATTTTGGGATGGGGTTACGGATGGGTTAGATATTAAGTTGGTCATAAGACCAGCTTCGGTTGAGTTCTGGAAACTTATCAAAACTCCTTCCGCTCCTAAGTCTCTCAGGTGGCGTGTGGATCAGGAGGGTGATTTTAGGGGAGTCTTCGGTTCCAACATTGCGGGCATCGATAATGATGGCGGTAATCTTGAATTGGAAACTAGTATGGGGGAGTCACAAGAGGTTGTAAAGGACGGCAAGACTTTCAATAGGAGTTACTATACAGAAACGTGGACTGGCCGTGCTTCGGAAATAGTTGATAAGGAAACGAGAAAAAGAGAGTGGAAGGCTTCTCCATCTTACCCAGTTTTAGTTGACGCCTCCGTTAGCGAAGACATTGTTGCCGATGGAGATGATGGGGACTATTACGCTCGGTCGCTTTTTGGCGAGACATGGGCTAACAATCGTGGCGATGGCGGGCTTTGGTATTGTCAAACTCAGAATGATGGCACATTTTTAGGAGGAGTTAGGTTTCAAAGTATAGGAATTACGCAGGGTGCAACTATAAGTACTGCTAAATTGACTCTTTCACTTTATGCTACTGGATATACTCCAGATTTTACTCTTTACGGTAACGATGTCGATAATGCAAGTGCTTGGTCGGATGCCGAGAATCCCCTAACAATGACAAAAACCACGGCGAGTCAGAGTTTTTCTGCGCCTTCTACTGGTTCTCAGACTATTGGAATAACATCAATAGTTCAAGAGATAATAAGCAGAACTGGATGGTCCAAGAGTAATAATATGAAGTTTGGATTTAATACTGGTGGTCAAACGGGGACTCATTGGATGAAGGTTTACGATTATAATAACGGATCAAAGTGGGCTACTTTGAATATAACTTATAGCACAGGAAGCGCTAGTATATCTCCGAGTCTTTCTCCTTCTGTTGCTCCTTCTACTCATGATTTTAGAGCTTTAGTCATAGCTGGTGGC